CTGCTGCTTGAGCCGCTGCCAGTCCCACCAGCCGGGGCCTCCCCCGGCGGTCGAGGGTCCGCGTCCGTTTGGTCCTGCTTCGGCGTAGGGAACGTCCTCTTCATTGCCTCGACAAAACACCTTGTGACATAGTTAAGGCGATCGGCGATCGTATCGCCTAGGGCTCTATGCTGGATCCAATCACCTACGGCAGCGAGCCCCTTCGCAGGATCCCTACGGAGCGTGCCGTCGAACCTCTGGAGACCCGCCCATACGACCTTTCTAAGGGTGTCGAGGCCGAAGTCGCCACTCTCCGCAAGCTCCATGAGCTTAGCGATAGAAATCCCCGAGATCTTTTCGAACTCGCATAAGGCGTTGAAATCGAGCTGAAACGGTCGCTCGCGATCGAGTGAGATCATGACCGGGCCAGTATCGCTCTCGTGTAGGGCCATGGCGCTACGGGCTCGTGATCCAGGCGGCGTTGCCGCTAAAAGAGAAGCTCCGGGTCATGACGTCCCCGCGTGGCCGCTCGTCGCTCACGTTCTCAAGCCAGCATGGCGCTTCCTCCTTCAGGCCGCCAACGGACGAGTCGTCGACCTGCAGCCAGGTTTGCTTTGGGTTCGAGGATTTCTGCTGGCGGAGCTGATCGAGCAGGTACTTGATCACGGGATCGCCCGGCCAGTAAACGACGTCGCATGAGGCGGTCCAGTCGTTGTCGCTCGGGAGCTTCTTCGCCTGCCCCCCGGTGCCGGCGTGCGTCACGTCGACGAGGTTCGAGGTCTCTTCCATCGAGAAGTCGCGTCTCTGTGGGATCTCTTGCCAGTCCGCGCCAGAACCGCCGACGCCGTTGACGTCGACCTTGAGTATCGAATAGCGTCCGAGTCTTTCGGGCATGAGTCATCCTCCTTTGTTGCTGTGTTACACGCCCGGCTGATCGGCGTCCTCGATGACGGAATACGTCACACCTGTCAACGTGCCGGAGAATTCGATCACCATGTAACCGTCGCCATCGTTGTAGCGATCGTTGAAAGGGCCAAAGATCAGTTCTTCGGCTGCCGTGTCGAGCGCGCTAGCGACGGACTGTGCATGGACATTCGCGCCATCTTGGTTCTTTTTTGTTTGCGCCATCTTCACGGTGCCGGTGGCTCCGGTGGCGCCTTTGAAGTGGACTCGGACCTTCCCGGATCGGTTCAGAAATCGCACGGTGTCTCCAGCCGTCGTTGGAACTCCAACATAGGTAGGAAGTAAGCCGGCAGTGACGCTTGATTTCTGGATTGTCGCCGTACTCTGTGCCATAGATCCTCCTACTGAGTAAACTCAGTCTTGTTTCCGAGGTCGGATACCGGGCTCTGCCAGCGCACCGTGAACCGGATCACGGCGCCGTCTTCGACCTCCTCTTCCGTTTCGATCTGTATTGGCGCCCATGTGATCGGGAGCGGGTTCGCTCTCAGTGCGTCCCAATCCATGTCGAGGATCCCCCTCATAACTGTGGCGACGTCCTCGGCTACCAGCTCGTCGTAGCTCTCGGACGATAGGCGGTCCAAGCGCGAGAAGACCCAGAGCTGAACCGGCAGGGAGCAGGACAGGACGAGCCCGGCGCCGTAGTGGCGACCCGATCCGATCGGCGAAAAATCCTCTTCACCTCGCCGGATCCTGATCCCAGGAAGCTCTCTCGTGCGCCCCTTCTCGGCGTCGTAGCGCTCGACGTGAAGCGGGGTCGTCTTGGAGCCCCCGAGGACTCCAAGGCCAACCATGGCGTCCTCCACCGCCGAGAGGATCGTTTCGGAGTAGAGCGACACGTCAGGCGGCCTCCGTCACGACGGCCTTTCCAACCGGCTCGCGATCGAGCTTGTTCGCCCGCTTTACGATCCGAGCCGCGGCGCCGGCGAGAAAGATTCGCACGCTAGGGGCGAATGTCGTCCATGTGTCGTAGAACCCGAGTTTGGGCTTGATCGTCACTTGGCGCACGCGGCGAATGACCTTCCCGATTTTGGCCCTGTCATATCCACCTCTACGGCTCAGCCTCGGAGGCTCGCCAATTGCTAGGAGAGGATTGCCTCGTATCTGCGCTCCGAACTCATGAGCGTAGATGACTGGGCTCCTCGACCAGAGGGTCAGCGTCTTTCCTTCGAGGCCACGACGCGGATCGATCTTCGCTCGGAACCCCATGGCGCTAGCAACCGCCGGGACGCCACCTTTGGATCTTCCAGTCGATAGACGTCGCCGGACCTTGATCCCAGCTCCTTGTAAGCGCGGCCGGAAGGCCTTGTAGAACCCGCTCGCGATTCTCTGGAGGCCACGATTCATCTCTTGGTTCGCGACGATAGGTAGTTTCTGTATCGCCGCTCTAACCGCGGCGTCATGAACCTTCAGAGTAACTTCCGGTTCACGCGGCACAGTAGAGCCTCCAGCCGGCCGGGTCCTCGCGCAGGATTTGCTTCACTCCATAGATCGTCTCCCGGACGCAGACCTCATCTCGCTTGACCGTGACGCAGGAGAGCTGCGTCTTGTCGATCACCAGGACGATAACGGGCTGTTGCCCAGGAGCACTGATTCCGAGCGCCAGCGCATTCTCTGGCGAGTCCTCTTCGACGATCGCAATGATTTCCTTCCACGCGCCGGTTTTGCTCTCGTTGACTCCGCGATATTGGATCGTCTCGCCATGAGTGTCGAGCAGGGCTCCAAAGCCTTGCTCGGCCATGAGGTCGTGAAAGATCGTCGACATTCGACCTAGAGGCCCTGGAGCAGGTGAGCCGCCTCCTTGTACGTCACGATCTCGTCCACGTCGTGGCGAACTCGAACCACGTCGCCTCGGATCGTCTCGTCTCGGTAGCTCTCGACCGTCCCTCCGATCGTCGACCCGTCCTCGGACCAGTGAAACACACGGCCGACGCAGGGCTCGCGGATGTCGGCGCTGATCGCGACACGGGCCACCTGCGCCATGGTGTCGGTCCAGATCGACGCGAAGGTTGCGGCTTGGCCCTCCTTCGCCGTGTCCTTCGCTCCACCAGCCACGAGGATGAAGTCCAGGTCGAGCGCTTGCGCGATGAGAGCCGGGGTGATTCCGCGTGTCAGCGGGTCGTAGAGGCCGGAGTACTTCACGCGGTCGACGATCTGGGCGCACTGCTGGAGATCCTGGAACTTCCTCCGCGTGAGGACGAGCGCGTTGGGCCAGAGCCCACAGCCATCCCAGACCCTGCGCTTGGCGGCCAGTACGTTGTCGACCGGAACCGCCGTCGCGAACGTTGACCATGGAGTCGCGACTGTCGTCGTGAGTGCGGCTCCCGTCCAGGTCGTGGTGTTGAAAATCAAGGCGGCGATCCGCTTCTCTTGATTCATGAGCACCGCATGGAGAGCCCGTTCCGCAGAGACCGTCTCGGCGTCAAAGTACTCCGCGTACATCTGAGCCTCGCGATCATCGACCGGTTCCTCGGCGCCATGCTCTTCGCAAACAAAACTGGCGTCGGTGAACTGCCAGTTCCCTCGACTGTAGCCGGCACCAGGAGCACGGGCCGTGTCGCGTTCCTTGAGGAGAGCTTCGACGGTGATCTTCCCGAACTTCCCGGAAGGCTTCATGACCTCGACAGGGATGAGCACGCGAGTGCCGATGTAGCCCTGGCGATCCATGGCGAGGTTGAACTCCTCGAATGAACCAGCGAGGTCCGGCCTGAGCGTCGCGAGCGAACTTGATGGTGCTGGCATTTCTGTTGCTCCTTCTCTTCTGTGTGGCTGTGAACACTACGGAACTGCCGTGTCTCCCATTCCATTGTACGCAACCTCGATGATATCGAGATCTGCCGTCGAGGCTTCAAGCGCGATCCCGAAACGGAAGGCGGTACTCGCTGAGTTCGACACCTTCCCAACGGCCGCGGTGAAGACCTCATTTCCCTGCGTGATCGCTGCGGCGGCGATCATCTTGTGCGTCCCGCTCTTCGAGTTGAGACGCACCTGGATGATATCTCCATCCGCGAATGCCTGCTGCATGGCCGTGCCGATATGCTTTCCGGTAAGCCCAGCCTCGGTCACCTTCCCGGCCGAAAGCGCCACCCTGGCGTGGAGCTTGATTGCCGCTCCGGCCGTGAACGCCTTCAGCCCCGTGTCGTTGAACTGACTCATGTGATCTCCTTCTGTGTGGGGTTAGCCGGCCGTCTTCTTCGATCTCTGGTTCTGCCGATCGTTCCACTCCTCGACCATGACCTCCCTAAGCTCCGGCCGTTCTCGGTTGAGCGCCATGGCCGCGCGCGAACGGGACATCCCAGCCTTGACCTTGGCCTCGATAAGCTCGTTCCACTCGGCCACCGGATCCCCCGAGTCTGCGGCTCCTCGCTCGCGTCCATGGTCCCGAGTGTCAAGCGCCTCGATGCCGCGGCTCGGCGCGATCGCCTTGAGTTGATCGCGATCCTTCTCCGTGACCTTAACCATCTGCACGGCAGCATCGCGCTGCCGGAGGAGTTCAGCCACCCATGCCTTGGACGCGGACTCTGCGGTAACCTTCGCGCGTAGCTGGTCGCAGATAAAGTCGCTCCCCGCTCCAGGACAAGCCGTCACGATCTCGTCGTAGCTTGCCCGATACGGTGCATCGGCCTCGACATTGATGATCTGCTGTGTTTTTTCCGTCTCTGCCATTTGCACTCCTAGGGCCTTCGCCCGTTTTGAGGTTTGCTTTGAAAGATCGGCAATCATTGCCTCGAACGAATCGATCGAATCGACGAGCCCAGCCTTCACGGCGTCCGCAGCCATGTAGAGACGACCATCAGCTATGCTTCTCACCTCGGCCGTCGTCTTATTTCGGCCCTTCGCGATCGCCGCGTTGAACTCCTCCTGAGTCTTGTCTACGATTAGCTGTAACTCGCGCACAACCTCTTCGCCGATCGGCGCTCCCGGGAATCCTGCGCCCTTGACCCCGCCAGAAGTCACGACGATCGCTCGCACACCTTCCATTTCTGCCGCCTTCGAGATGTCGTAGAGACCGACGAAGGTACCTATCGAGCCAATGAGCGCCGTCGGATCATTGGCGACGATCTTGTCTGCTTGACTCGCCACCCAATAAGCGGCACTCGCTCCGAGGTCCTCGATAAAGGCATAGACCGGCTTCTTCTTTCGGGCGGCAGCAACTTCTTTCGCAAGATCCGACGTGCCGGCTACAGTTCCACCAGGGGAGTCGATCACGATGGCGAGCCCAGAGATACTCGGGTCGCACGCAGCTGTGCGAATCTGTCGCCGAAGCTCCACGCTAGAAGATGACTCTACGAGGCTGGACGATTGCTTCATGAGTGTGCCGGAGAGCTTGACGAGCGCGATCTCGTTCTCGCGTTCGGCTGTGGTGACGACGGTGTGTCGGTTGGCTTTGGCTTCTCGCATGTGAGCGTGAAGATCGAGGCGCCGAATTTCTTCGACCGCTGCGAGGAATCTCGTGGGCTCGATGGCCCAGAGACCGAAGTACTGGGACAGATCCATTTCGGCGAACTTGATCTCTGCTTTCAAACAAGCATCACGCGGCATTTGGGATGTCCTCTGGTTCTTTGGGCTCTCCGCCCTGGCGTGGTTCCTCTTCGTGGATCGCTCCCGCGCTCTTAGCTCCTGTCCCTGACACTTGGAGGTTGAGGAGATCCCGCCAGTTCACCGGAGCGTCAGGAGATTCGGCATTTATCTCGGCGGCTACTGCCTTAGCTTCTCGGATCGCATAGGCGTTATCTGCTACAGTTTCCTCGACGATCTCCTCCCAATCGCGGCCGTATTCAGCGTGCAGTCGCCGAGGGGAGATGTGATTCCCCTGAAGCCGCTCGTTGTCCGCTTGCGCGTCCTTCAGCGGATCAAGGTACGGTTGCTCCGGTGGATTCCAGCGGTGCTTGTAGATCGCCTCTGGACCGCCTTCCAGCTTCTGCGATGCCGTCCTAAGCGCGAGGTCCTCCGAAAGCCATTGCCTCACCTTCCAGCGATAAACCGGTCGGTGAAGATAGGTCGTCTCCCAGCGGCCGTGCTCGCGGAACGCCACCTTGGCTTGTTCGATCGTGCCTCGTTGCGATGAGAAGTTGGCGAGCGTCGGATCGAGGAGGAAGACGCCGATCGGGAGGTCGAGGTTGGCCGCGATTAGCTCCAGAACGAGCATGACGTGCTGGCGATACTCCGGGTTCGGGACCTGGGGAGAGAAGCCGGTGATCTTCTCCCCAGGGCGACCAGTGATCTCCAGCCCAGGCGAGATTCCTTCGATGACCCGCTTCGACCCATCGCTCTGTGTCTCGATGGTGCGTTCACCAGTCTGAGGCGCGGCACCCCACCCGACATCGACCGGACGCTCTCGCAGGAACGTGATGCATGAGACGATCTGCTGCTGAACGAGCTTCGCGAACTGAATGTCGCCGTGCATCCCGACCGCATCACCAATCGCGGCGAAGGCGCTCACGCCGCGCGTCTGAGAGACCCGCTTCGGCCGATAGAGGTGGATGACCTGCCGCTCCCCGTTCTCCGATCGAGCGGCGATCCGACGCATGTCCTTGACGCGAGAGACCGCCGATAGCGGAGAGACATCCTCTTGGGTAAACCAGTACTCGATTCGCCGGCGCTGTTCGTCGAGGAGGACGCCGTTCACAACGTTCTGCTTCGTGTTGGATGGTGTCCGACAGCGATGAGCCTCTATGAGCTGGAGCCGCCCGCTATCGAGTGGCAACAGAAACACGTCGCCGTCGACGAACACGTGTCTCGGGGCGAGCTTCTCGATCGAAGCCCAATCAAGCTCACCCGTAGCGTCACACTGCTCCGGATCGGTAGCCCATTCCTGCCAGCGCTCCCAGAGAAGAAGATCAAGTTCTTTGTCCCCGGTCATCGGGTCGAGCCGAAAGCCGCCGAGGACGAAGTTGTTGATCAGTCGTGTGATCCCCTGACCAGTGACGAGATCGTTCCGATCGAAATCTCTGGCGATCTCGATCATCTTCAGGAATTCGACGTCGGATCGGAGATGGTAATCCGCATGGGAGCCCAGAGAAGGCAGGCCGCGCCGGCGTCTCCGGAACCTACTCTGCTTCGCAAGGTCGTAATCCGAGCGAAGTCGACCGAACGCTTCTGCGAGAGTCAGTCGGGAGTCATCCCTCACCGATAATCCTCCAGAGAGAGATGCTTGATCCCGGAGCCTCCGTCTTCGACGTCAGCCTTCGACGCGAGCCAGCCCTGAGCCGCCCGCAGTTGCTCCATGATCGTCGTCGGAGAGAGCTGAATGTAGGCCCCGCCACCAGTGCCAGTCGACATCGGCAGTCTTCGGAGGAGAATCCTACACGCCGTTACGAAGCTCTTCGCCTTCGCGACACTGCCATCCTCTTCGTACGATGCGTTGTCGTCATAAGCCGCCCGCACTTGGGCTAGTGTCGCCGTCGATGTAAGTGTCGCCACGGACGCCGATCATGTCGGCGCGACGTGGCGGAGACAAGACGGTGGCAGCCGGAACCTACGGAAGCGCCGGAACTGGCCGGTGGATCAGAGCGCGGCGTGAATCTCTTCGAGCAAGAATCGGATCGCGTCCGCCGACGCCTGAACGAATCGTCCGTTCTTGAGTTGGTGCTTCCGATTCTGGAGACCCTCGAAGACGTGTCGCAGGGCGATGGCCTGATCGTTCGAGAGCGCGCCAACTTCGACATGCCGACTCGAATAGGTCTCTGGCTTCGGAGTCACTACGGGCACGACTATCGAAATATCCCGCGCTCCATTCCCATTGACTTCTTGCGGTTGCTTTGGCACCTTGATCGATCCTTGCTGCATCAGTAGTAACCCTCCCTATCGGATATGAGGAACGGACCGTCTAACGAGTTCACCCCGGCTCCAACACTGGCGACGAGGAGTCTAGGAACAGGCGCTGGAATCTCTTGCTGTTGATCAAGACCAGGAGACCTCGGTCCAGATTCCTTGGTATCATTGGGAGCACCTGATCCATAGAGATAGTTTACCCCGCAGGAATCGGCCGCTAGCGCCGCAAGAACTTCACAATCCCAGAGGTGATTCGGCGCCTTCTCGGATACCGGCTCCCACGTGTAGATCCAGCCTCCGCCTCTTCGATGTCGGACGACACACTCGCTGGTCATGTGCCTGTAGTACTCTTCTCCGACGCCACAATAGATCCACCAGCCGCCGTCCTTCTCTGGCCGACGGATGAGCCAAGAAAGACGGCTCTTCCAGAAGTCCACCTTAAACGTTACGAGCCGGAGATTCTGATCTCGTGGGATCGGCAGAGAGATCTTGACGCGCTCGGCGATCGTATTCGATCCCTTCGAGGGCCAGGCGACCGGATTGGATCGGCAGAAGCGGTACACCGTCTCCGTCATGTGCCCGTCACCGGAATCGACGAACGCTCTCTGAATCTTGAGAGAGCTCTTCCCATCCGCGCTCGGGTAGCTTGCTCCCAGCATAGCGGAGACGTCCTGCTCCGAGAGCAGTTGGCCTTGGCGTACAAGCCAGCTCATCCCGTTCTCACCCCAGGCGCGCACGACGTGCCAGTAGTGATCATGCTGCACGTCGATTCCGGCCGTGAGAATGCGCGCGCCAGGATTGACGGTCCCTTCAGCGTACTGCCGTTCTCTTGACCGAAGGTGCTTGTCGTCTATCGTTTTTAGCTCCTCTTTCCACGGGATCCCCAGGTGCGAAGTCTTGAAGCCATAGAAAAGATCCGGGTCATCCTTCTGGCGCAAGAATGCAGCGGCGAGTTCCGAGAGGCTCATCCATGGAGACAAGAGCCCATCGATGTGGAATCCCTGATGCTGCCTCATATGCTCTCGACCTGCCGCTGTTCGCCATTCGCCGGCGAGGAGCATTTCCGGCTTCGACTCTTCCTCGATCCGGCCCTTGCAACCTGAGCACTCATACCAGGCGAGCGAGCCCTGCACGATTTCCTCGGGTTTGGTTCCGGATGGGAACTTGAGTCCAGCGAAGAAATCGAGACGTTGAAAGCACCCGCACCGCGGACACGGCACAAAGAACGCCTGCTGGTTCGAGCCCAGGAACTCTTGGTGGATCAGGTCCCCTTCCATTTCCGGGCTCGATACGGAGACGTTCTTCCTCTGGCCGCGGAAGGTCTTCGTACGAGCCTCGCCGAGAAGTAGCGGGCTTGCGCTCTTCCCTGATCTAAGCGGGAACTTCCCCACCTCGTCGTTGATCACATATTTGCAGGGAGTGGCCGAGAGCATGGCCGGGGAGTTAGACCACGCGCAGTAGATCGACATCCGGTCGAGGTGGATCTCGTCCAGACCAAGCGCGTCGGGATCATTCGGAATGTGCTGCGAGAGACCCGGCGACGTCCGAAGCGCCTCGTGAAGCCGAAGGACGTTCTTCTTCGAGACGTCGCTGGTCGGGTTCACAAAGAGCATGGTCCCTGGCGCCTGATCGACCGCATAGCCGATCATATTCAACACGGATTCCGTTTTCCCAACCTGGGCGGCGGAGAGGATCGTGATCTTCTCGACTTCCGGATCGGCGAA